ATGCTAGTTGGCGAGGATTTATACCAGTGGATGAATGGTGGTAATTCCGTCATTGGTAAATTCATTGAAGGATTTACTTTATTCGATTCGATCAAAGAGAATTTTTTCATTCTCAAAGACGCGGTAATGAATGCGTTTGATTCTAGAGTTCTGACTAAATTTATTGGCGTTGTTACCGCACTTGCAAGTTACTTGATGAAAGTTATTCCATTCAAACAGATTCTTATCGGAATCGGATTGATGGTGAATGGCATTATCACGGTATTGACCGGGATTATTAATATCATCGCTGGCGTGTTTAAAGTCGTCGTGGGGATATTAACCGGCGACTGGGCGATGTTTTATGAAGGAATCAAACAAGTATTCAGTGGTTTGATTGATTTTGTATTGGGCATCATTGAGTTTGTTTTTGGAGCATTCCGGCAGAGCTTGGTATTCCTTGGCACACTGTTCCGTATTATGTTCGATACAATGAAGACATTCATCGTTGATACGATCTTCGGCGGTATTGTGGATGCGGCAAAGCGTGGTTGGGAGTTCCTTAAATCGCTGTTCGGCATTGGCGTGTCGGCTAACGTGAATGCCAATACGCCTGCTGTAACGCCTGCTGTTGCCGCTGGTGCGGCATCGTCTGCTGGTGGAGTGCAAGCGCCTGCAAACAATGCGCCAACCGCCAATGTGAATGTATATCAGACGCTACCACCAGGCACTACGGCAGAGACAGCAGCAGCGGCAAGTGATGCAACTACTAACGCCATTCGCGCAGCAGGATTAGAATCATTGGCTAGACAGATGGGGCAAACGCAATGACGACAATGGGTATTCTGTTCAACCCTGGCACTCCAAACATTATCTTGGATGGACTTGCTACGGTTGAATTTGACGCGTTGCTTGATGAGAATCACGACTGGTCTAGTGAGGTGACAACTAATCCAGTTGAGAACGGCTCGCCAATTTCTGACCATATCCAATTGAACCCTGACAAGTTCAAGATAGAGGCGACGATTAGCGATTCGTCTATCATCCTTGGCGCTACTCCAGCGGACGGAGCGCAATCGAATACGCAAAACGCTTTTGATTTACTGCGATCCTTGCATGAAGATCGTAAGACGATCATCGTGTACAGCAAATATCGCACTTATACCGATATGGCAATTTCGTCTATCGGTATTCCTCGATCCGCTGCGAGTGGCGATGCATTGACGTTTTCAATTGAATTTGTCAACGTGCGAATCGTCAATACGCAAAGCACTAAGGTTCCTGCTGGCATTAGCAAAAAGCTTGACAAGAAATCGACCGATGCCATGAACAAGAAGACGGACCCGAAGAAAAATACAGGTGCTCAACAGCCTGTGACTCCTGAGAAATCTACTTCTGTTCTATCGAGCATTGCTAACAGTTTGAGCGGTGGCTTATGACTATTCTTTTTGAGATTCCGCTCACTGCAAAGTCGTCGGACCAGGTCCTTGACATCGTCATTGAGAATGTACCGTACACCATTCGAGTATTGTGGAACGAGCGTTTCCAATACTTTGCATTGTCCATTGCTGAAAAAGGCGGGGAAGACATCGTCACCAATGTGAAGATGGTTCCGTACTTCCCATTGGTTCAGTCGTTTAGAATGTTCCCATTCGCTGGAGACATCTTTTTCATTCATCGAGGCGGAAAGCATTATCGCCCAACCTATGACGACATTGGCGGCGATGCCTACGGCCTGTATTACTATGACGCTGAAACTCCTATTGTGTACCCATTGCCATTGACGCCACCGCCTGTAGAGTCGATTTGGGATGCTGGTGCATCAATTTGGGACGCTGGTTCGTCGCATTGGATTTGATATGGCGTTATTTGACCGTGTAGCGGAATTGATTGTTGGGCAGTCTGGTAAGGATGGAATTCTTATCAAGGATTTGCGCTTTTCGTTTTCCATTGAGAAGACTTTAAGCGAGACGTTGAACACATCAACAATCAAGATTTATAATCTAGCGCCATCGTCACGCAAGCTGGTGGAGACTCCGAATAATGCCGTCATCTTGAAAGCTGGCTACGTTCAGGATAAAGGCGCGCTGACGATCTTTATCGGCATCGTTCGGCGCTCTTTGACGGTGCGTGAGGGGCAGGATTGGGTTACGGAATTGGAGCTTGATGATGGCCTTATCGCCTATCGTGACTCCAAGTTTTCGACAAGCTTCTCGCCTGGAACGAGCGGCATTGATGTGTTGAATGCGGTAGCTGCAAAGTTTGGATTGCCTATCGGAACATTGCCAACTGGCATCAGTACCAAGCAATATCCGCAAGGGTTCTCATTTGTTGGCCGTGTGCGCGATGCCATGAACAAGGTTTGCAACTACTTGGGCCTAGAGTGGTCGATTCAGAATCAGACTATTCAGATTTTGAAAAAAGGTGGATCGCGTGAGCGAACTGCGATTGTCCTATCTCCGACTACCGGCATGATAGGATCGCCACAGCTTGAAGCTAAGACGATGAGTGATAAACTTGCGGCAAAGCAGGGCTTGACGACCAATAGCAACGGCGTGGTAACGAAGAAATCGGACAAGTTGACGGTATCGAATAACCCGCCAAAGGATCGATTAGAGGTGCAGGGCTACAAGGTAGAGACGTTGATGCAACCTACCATGCTGCCAGGCGATGTCGTCAAGGTTGAGGCGGAAGGTGTGGACAACTGGTTCAAGATTGAAAAAGTGACGCATCAGGGCGACACACACTCTAAGGACTGGACAACCGAAATTTCGGTAAGGTTTATTTAAGATGGCAGAACAAACAGGCGACTTCATTTCCAGTATCCGGGCATTGATGCAAAGCGAGATTGCAGAGATAAACACGTCAGTGAATGGCGAGGTTGTCTCATATTCCGATGGGTTGGCGACAATTCAGCCGTTGGCAAACAAACGCTTTCCAGATGGCGACGTGTTGGGATTCCCGCCTATTCCGAACGTGCCTATCCGTTGGCCTTCGTTCAATGGTGGGCAATGTGGCATTAAGGGTCCGATTCGCAAAGGCGACAAGGTATTGCTTGTATTTGCGCAACAAGCGATAGATGGAACGGACGATGAGCGTCGATTCGATTTGTCGGATGCCTATGCCATTCCTTGCGATAGCGGACAGGTTGCACAGTCGTCTAATAATGACGACATGGTTATGTGGTTTGGAAGTGCATATATTAAAATTACAGCGGATGGAAAACTTGAAATCAATGCTCCAGGCGGCAGCAAAACAATATCTCCTAATAATGAGTTCACTGGCAATAACGAAGTGAAGGGCAATAATAAGGTTGATGGTAATCAGCAAACTATTGGTACGACTACCAATACTGGTACTACTTCCATGAATGGTGGATTTAATAGCACTGGGTCGGCTACTAATAACAGCAAGAATATCGGCAGCACTCATACTCATATTGGCGTTCAGACTGGCGGCGGCGTATCTGGTCCGCCTAGTTAAACTGTATAATGACGCATGGCTAATGATTTACTTTTAGACGTATCGACTAATGATCTTGCAATCGACGGTTTGAATCTAACCGTCGTGCAAGGTGCTGATGCCGTACGACAACAGCTTTTCTTGAAACTATGCCTCTGGACCGGCGAATGGTTTTTAGATACCGAATTCGGCACGCCATATATTGATACGATTTTGGGCAAGCAAGTAACGCTAAGTGGCGCTATTGCTGCGATCAAGAAAAGCATTCTAGAAGTAACTGATGTTGATAAGATTACGTCTTTTGAATACTCATTCGACCGTCAAACACGCAAATTGACGGTGATTTTCACTTGTAGCACTCCATTCGGATTGATAAGGGTTACGGCATGAGCTTGACAGCAACCGGTCTTGAGCGGCCACGCCTTGACGAACTGAAGGCAGACTTAGACGCAAGCATTATTAGCGTTCTTGGTCCAGTCAACACGAATGCAGATAGCGTTCTAGGACAGCTTACAGGCATTGAGGCGGCGGCGCTTGATGATGCCTATGAAATGCTGCAAGACACCTATGACAGCATGTATCCGTCTAGTGCGGAAGGCATTAGCCTTGATCGCGCTGTAGCGTTCCTAGGTATCACACGGCTCAATTCAGCGCCGGTAGTGGTAACGGCGGTACTGTACGGGACGGAAGGCACTGTGGTGCCTTTAAACGCGTTGGCGCATGCCGATATTAAGTATTTCAATACGTCGGCAGTGACTATTACGGCTGGGAGTGTAATTGATGTTACTGTCACTATTGGAACTGTTGCTGATTCAACCTTGTATCGATTGACGCTGAATGGCGCAAACTACGACTACACGTCTGGAATCGGCGCCACTGCCGCATCTATCCTGGCTGGCCTTAATGCCGCCGTGGTTGGCTTTACCAAGGTTCTGACGACTACCACGCTGCACATTAGTGCCGTTGATGGTCAATCGCCGTTCTCCTATGCGAAAAGCGCCAACATCACTACTCAGGTGTTTGGATCGCCAGCCATTTTCACGTCAATTACCAATGGCAAGCGTGAATTGCCAGTCGGTGCGCTATCGAACATTGACACCCCTATTTTTGGCTGGTCTGCGATTAGCAATCTGATTCCAGGCGCTGGTAGCCGGGACGTTGAAAGCGACATTGAGTTGCGTTTGCGCCATTCGTCGGCGGCGCGTGTAACTGGTTCTGCAACTGTAAAGGCGATTCGTGCGCGACTGTTGGCAGAAGTGCCAGGTGTTAGCTCTGCAAGCGTCTATGAGAACCGTAGCCATCTGTTTGCAGGACTGCAACCGCCTCATTCGTTTGAAACCGTGGTCGTCGGTGGGACGGATCAAGCCGTTGCCCAAAACATTTGGGAAAACAAACCGGCTGGAATTGAGACTTACGGTAATTTCCAGATTGAAATTATTGACGATAACGGCGATTTGCAGCCTATTAATTTCTCACGCGCCACTGCCAAATATGCTTGGGTTCGCATCACTGTGACGCAACTGTATCCAGAAGAAACGCTGCCTTTGTCCACTAATCAAAGCATCAAGGATGCCGTATTAGCGACTGGTTCGTCATTGGGCGTTGGCGAAGACATGATTACCCAGCGGTTCATTGGGCCTATCTATGCCAACACTACTGGACTTGGAATGATTAGCGTTGAAACTGCATCGACGACAGCTCCGCTTGATGTTCCGACCTACACGACCATCAATAAGTCGATTGATCGTAGTGAGGTTGCATCTTTTGATATGTCTCGCATTACTGTTCTTGGGCTGTAGAGATAATGAAAGACTACAAAACAGAGGCATTAAGCCGGTTAATTAATAAACTCTCTGAAAAAGAGAGAGTGAAAGCATTGATTGCGGCATTGCCTGAACAACTTACTATTTTTGAGGATACTGCCGATCAGGTAAAGAATGAGCGCGGTATTGATTTAGCCATTGGCATTCAGCTTGATAAAGTTGGCGAGATTGTTGGCGAGCCTAGAATGGGCCGCGATGATGATGAATATCGAGCAGCTATTCTGTTCCGTATTTTCGTCAATGTATCCAAGGGTAGACCATCCGATCTGATAGAAGCCGTTCGCGTGCTGACTCAGGCCGATGATGTACAATACTTAGAATCCTATTCGGCAACAGCTTATTTATTTGGCGACGGATATGCAATTGATTCTGATATTCAGCAACAAGTTCAAGATGTATCGCCAGCGGCTATTTCAGACGTAGCTGTAGCATTTTCTGTTGGCGAAACTCCATTTAGAATGTCGAATGGAACAACTGTGATTGATGATGAATCAGAACTAGCTGGTATTCAATTGGGTGTACTTATAACGCTGGCTCGGCAACAGCTAGTTACTATTAGCGGTAAAAGAATTCGCCTTCGATTTGATCGGCAAATTTTGCCATCGGTTCCAAGGCTTAATGGGGTATTCCAAGTATGACGACATTTGCAGAAACTCCAATTGTTTATCCTGATGGTCAGGAGAATGTAGAGACCCCGCCGCCTACGCTAATGCTTAATGGATTCATTCCAAAGCAAGTGGGCGTGCGAGGACAGCCATTGCCTGCCAATTGGTTGAATTGGTTCTTTCGTGAATTGTTCCGAAAGATTAATCGTGATCGCGTAACTGATGGAAATGGCGTTAATTCAATCGGAACCAATGAGTGTTTCGTCACTTTGGCCGCTGTCGTCAAAACCGATCCTACCAAGTTCATTCATGCCATTGGATACAAAACTGGTTCTGGTGTTCCTGTGATGCAAGTATTGTCTAGCGCAACTTTGACGCTTGGCACTTTGACGGCCACTAACACGCCTGTTAATGGCTCGGCAGCGGCAAACATTGCTGTTCGCGTAGTTACTTCGGAGGCTTTGTAATGGCTCTTACGCCGGTTCAAGAAGGTCAGATTATTGACATTCTTCAGTATTACAGCGAAACGCTTGATCTTGGTCAGGCCGCTACTGACATCCTTGCCGCTTTGGGATTTGGTGACGTTCGCGTGATTGATCTTCCTACGGCATCGCCTCTCAACGCAACTGATGTTTTCTACGTCGCTCAGCTTGGAGCTGATGTAAAAGCGACGATTGACCAGTTCGCACAGTTCGTTAATACGAACTATCTTGTTCCTGCATTTAACGCGTTGGCGGCTACATTGCAGGCTCAAATTAACGCAGCAATTGCGGCAATGCAGGCAACTGTTAATCAATCGATTAACGAACCCAAAAACTACTTTTACGGACAATTCTAATGGCATCCGGAACTCTTGGCACAGGCAATCCAGCGGCTAGCACTTGGACCAGTATTTATACCGTCCCAGCTACTAAGGTTGCAACGATGAATATTCGACTGACGAATCTCAGCATGACCGCTGCAACGCTTATCAGGCTTGCTATCGGACCTGCCGCTGGCGCACCAGCGTCTCAAGGTGAGTATATCGAGCCTGTCGATTATTCGATGGAAGGCGGCGAGATTCTTGAAGACATAGGTATCGTAGCTGGCCCTGGTGACATCGTTAAACTGTTCGCCAGTACGACGAATATTGCTATTCGCGTTCATGGTTTTGAAGCTATTCAATAAGGAATAACATGCGCTATTCAACTAGAGAAAATCCTCGTGTTTCCGCTTCTGGAATTTTCAATGTAACCAAGGTTGCACCGCCTGGATACCTTGGAGAGTATGGAAGTGGGCTATACAATATTATTCAATCAAATGGGAACTTCACAATTCCTGCTGGCGTGACAAGTATTAGAGTTCGCGTACTCGGTGGCGGCGGCGGAGGAAAAAGTTCAAGCGGCGGTGGCGGCGGTGGCGGCGGTTATGCACATGGAACTTTTACAGTTACTCCAGGCGCTATCCATGCTGTAACTGTTGGTGTTGGAGGAACTGGTACAGCTTCTCCAACCGCAGGAGGAACTACATCATTTGGTGCTTTAATCTCCGCCACTGGTGGCCATGCAGGAGGCAGCGGTGGAGTTGGAGGAACTGGTACAGGAGGAACTGTCCAAGCATCTGGAGGAACGTCACTTAATGGCGCTGCATCGGCTGGAGCGGGGTCTGGTTCTCAGTTAGGAAATGGTGGTGCCGGATTAAATGCAACTGGCGGCGGCGGCGTAAATGGAGGAACTTGTATTGTAGCTAGCTCAGGAGGAGCTAGTGCATTTGGAAATGCTAATAGTTCTCTTGGTGCTCCAGACGTTGCAGGAGGTCAAGCAGCAACTAGCGTAGCTGCAACAGGTGCAACAAATCCTATTCTGGCAACGATAAGATTTCCATTTGATGGGTTTACTGGCGGCGGTGGCGGCGGATTAGGAACAACAGGTGGACCAGGGGGGACTGGCGCAGGTGGAGGATTTGGAACTAGCACTGGCGGCGCTGGGGGGAATGGTGGAGGCGGCGCTGGAGGAGGAACATCAGGAGGCACTGGTGGATTGGGCGGAGGTGGAGGAAGTGGAACCACTACTGGAGTTTCTGGCGGCGCTGGGCTTTGCATAGTTGAGTTCTAATCATGACAAAATACGCACGAGTAGTTGATAACGTAGCAGTAGAAATCTTTGTTCCGCCGCAAGGCGTTTCAATTGATGAATGTTTTCATCCTGAAGTGGTGAAAATGTTTAAGGTAGTACCAGACGCTACGGCAGTCAATGCTGTGAAAGACGGTACGAAATGGGTTAATCCAACTATTGAGGTTTAGAATGTTCAAAAAGCTGCATACTGGTAATGGCGAACCGCCACCTAAGAAAAAAGACGAAGCACCTATTCCAATGGGTGCGGATGAAGGCGATACCGGCAATGGTGAGCCGCCTCCGAAGTGAGTCACTTCTCGCATTACATGCTGATGTTTTGTGCGATTGCGTTTAATTTTCGTGATCGCAAAGAACTGCTGCTGGCATTGACCGTAAGCCTGACACTGGTAATACCAATTGGGAGTATGGTTTATACGGCGGCACAGTTTTATATAGCGTGTGGTGTGATTGAGATTCTTGTCGGCTTGCTTGCGGTTAAGTTGAATGTGCAAGCAAGCCGGTATATAACTACTATGTGCGTTGCTTTGTGTGTGTTCCACATCTTAGGATGGTTTCTGAATGGATACATACAAAACAGCCCATATAGGATATTGGTTAAAATAGCTGAGTTTGCAGAGATAATTTCCTGCATCGTTTTATCAAAACCAATTACAGGACTCCTATATAAATGTCGCCAGAACTGATTGATGGAGCTAAATGGCTGGGCGGAATTGCTGTCGCCTTGTTTTCTTGGATTCTCCAAAGAAATATCAATCGCGTTGAGGCTGATATTCAAAGTAAAGCGGACAAAGAGCATATGTCCCGCGAAATCGAGAGGCTAGAAATGGCGCTCAAGGAAAACAGAGAAGCTCTTAAAGAGAATAGGGACGCACGAGAGCGCGATAAACTTGATAATGAAAGATCAAGCGCGGAGCGTTTTAACCAATTTACTGAGTCGATTCGTGATCGCTTCAGTAGCTTTGAGCGTAATGTCGATAGTCAAATTTCAAACATGGGCGACAATATGGAAAGCCAATTGAAATTGATTCTTCATGCAATTGACGGACTTCGTAAGGATAACTGATGGACATTCAGCGATTAGTAATCCAGCTTACGACAGACGAAGGCAAGAAAACAAAGCCCTATCGTGACACTGTCGGAAAACTCACTATTGGTGTGGGTCGCAATCTTGATGATCGTGGTTTGTCTGACGATGAAATCGCTTACCTCCTGGCAAATGACATCAAGATTGTAGAGAAAGAGCTTGATAAAGAAATCCCTTGGTGGCGTGGTTTGAATGATGCCCGCCAGAACGTTTTGTGCAACATGGCGTTCAACATGGGTGTTCCAAGTCTGATGATGTTCAAAAACACGCTTCTTTCGATGCGCAACGGCTCATACAATCAATCCGCCGAAGGAATGCTTTCTAGTAAGTGGGCAACCCAAGTTGGTGATCGTGCAAAACGTCTTGCTAGACAAATGCAAACAGGAGTCTTCTAATGATTAAACTTCTTCCATTGCTGTTGCTCACAGGCTGTACAAGCTTCATACAGGACGCACAGCACGCAAACGACACGGCTATCAAGGGTTGGACTATTGCAGGTTGCGCGCTGCCACTGTCGGCCATCCTGCGCAATCCTGAGATTATTCCGGCGCTTAATACACTGTGCAAGCCTACGACCGGTGCTCAGCCAGAGGCGATAACGAAATGAGCGGATTCCTTACGCGCCTTAACCTCATCGCAGCGGATGACACCGATGACGGGCAATGGGTACTTGGCGATGATTTGGTGTACAACTCAAGCCATCTAGATCGAATTGTGACCGTACCACAAGGCTTCAGGACCGACTTGGCAAGCGTGCCGCGTCTTCCTGTCGTCTATTTGCTAACTGGCGATATAGCGCGTTCTGCTGCTGTTGTGCATGACTTTCTGTACGGCGGTATTGTGTCGCGCAAGGATGCGGATGAAGTGCTGTATGAAGCGGCAATTGCATCTGGCGTATCGCGCTGGCAAGCCTGGATGATGTGGGCTGGTGTTAGAGCTGGCGGTGGATCGCACTACGCCAAATGAAAAAAACCCGGCTAGGCCGGGTTTTTTGTTAGCAAGCGCGCATTATTTAGCAACGCAGACAAGCGTGCGTTGATTCACAACATGAACTTGCTGTTCGATTGCCGCTTTTGCGGCGTAGCACGATGCAGAGCTGGTCATGTCCTGGGTGGTGATGGACATCGAACCTTGAGCACTGATAATCAGAATGAAAAGAACGTACATATAAATCTCCAATTTAAAATCCGTGGTCCTCACGGTCGGTTTGTTTAACGCCTGCATTACAATACTAGTTGACGACGCGTTATGTTTTCGTCAAATCTCTTTCAATTATCGGCAACCAGTGCCGAAGCCAAACTAAATCAGCTTCACTAAAGCGTCGAAGCTTGGTAACTGCCTTTTTGACGCAGCGCAAAAATAACTCGTCATCATGTTCAATTGCGGCAAGATAGCTTGCTAGAGTTACGCGGTCGTCTATATTTACACTTGCGTTTATACTGCCTGCTACCTTAGCCAATAGGGCCTTGGTAGTCATTTGTTGTCTTTCTTTTGTTTCGTGTTTCGTGATGCAGTGACTATATAGTATCAAGCCGCTTTTGTTTGGTCTAATTGATTCTTTCTATCAATCGGCGGATCAACATAGCGATTAACTATTTCGAAGTATTTGCTTTGCTTCTTTTTCTTAATCATCAGCCTGGTCGGCATAGTTAATGCTGACGCACTGGAGACTGCCAATTCAACAGTAGTAGCGATGCATCCCGTCTGCTGACTCCACTTCTTCCAAGACCACATAGACGGCTTCAGGAACTCATTAACCTCATACGTTCGCTCGCCATCGGTAACGCTGTATTCAACGCGTAGGGACTGGCTGTCGCCCTTCCAATGCTCACGAAGTGTCAT